TACAGGCAACGATAGAAACTACGCACCATATGAAGGCATGAGCGGTTACCGTTACCTGCAAATCCAGATCAAGGCACAATCTGGCACTAACGCCACTGGAACCATTGAGTTGACCGATTACCACGGCAACTGGAAAAGATGGCAGGTTGTGGCTCCTACGATCTCATACAGCACCGTTACACTAGACCTATGCTCCCCTGACACTTGGAGCCTCGGTGCTACTCCGGCAACCGATGACAAGGACAACCCGTACCCGCGCAAAAACACAGCATCAAGCAGCTACGCAGGAAGCGAAAGCGTTGATTCGGCTTACTGGGGCATCACGTCCTGCCAGCGGTTACGGGTACAAACCGGCAGTATTGATATCGGTACAACCACGCTGGTGTACACCAATACCGACAGCACTTATGTACCTGATTCCTTTACCGCTAACTTTGAGCGTATCACTCCTGCCATCGTTTCGGAGGCGGACACAACTACCTATTACTACGGCAGACGTTTTTGGCAACAAGACAGAGATGGGCGAACCGAGGAAGAATCCGATGTGTGGTGGCAGAAGACCGTCGGCGGTGCTACGGGTGTCACTACCTACAGCGTAGATCCTGTAACGATAAGCGAGTTGTGCGACCAGATCAATGCATCGGATAACACCATTGTCAGGCATCCCGGTTGGACTGCTACCAACTCTGTAGCCTATCCGGCTGGTGCTACTTGTTCTGTAAGCCAACCACCGCTCAGGGATTGTTTCCTAAACGGTGTAACCGGCTACAGCACATGGCTCAGAGGTGGCGGTATTCTTGCCACGCCCAACGCAACATCAGGCACAGACTTTGCATACGGGCATCAGTTAGCGCAAGGCACGATTACAGCCCAGACGCTCTTTGACCGCATCAATGGCAACTTCCCACCGGATCTCAATGACCCGTTTGATGTCAATGGGGGTACAGATTCTGGGTTGTACTTACCGGCTGGAAGTTTACTCCGTGGCATTGCTCATGGCGCTCTACTTGACAATGCCGGTGACCCGCTCACTACTGGTACGGTTGATCTACTGCTTGCATCCACAAGCGCAAACCGTGGCACAGATAGCACGATAGATGCCGAGGGGCGGTATTACACGTCCACTCCTTGGGGACTCGGTGAGAGCAACCACGACGTTAACTTCAGCGGTGACACAGTTGGACTTCTACCGCTTCACACAAGCCATAGGTTTAGAGTTTGGTTTCGTGAACAGCAACTGGCAGGGACTTGTGTAAGTGCTGCTGTAGCTCCTAACCAGCGGATGTGCTATGCGGTAGTTGAGTCTGGCTCTATTGCTTTGCACTTTGCCGATGGTCCGAACGCTACGAACTGGGTCATGCAGACAACGAGCATCACCGATTGTTCCTGCGTCCATATTGCCTATGATCCGACTAGTGCTATCGGTAGGCTGTACATCGTCGTTGAAGGGTCAGCTAACGACATCAAGAGCTATTACACAGATGATGAGGGGGTGAATGTCAGCGTGGCAGTAACAGTTACAGGTTCAGGTGATGATGCCAGCGTGGCAATCAATCCCATGGGTAAGCGCATCGTGCTATATCACCACTCAGGAGACCTCTACAGGGTCATATATGACCCACAGGGCAACGTTATCACCGCCGGGAGTGTGATTGTCAGTGGAGGTGTAAACCAAGGCAAAACGGCGATTGCTTGGCGCTTGGGTGTTTGGTTTGCCTATTACCGAGATGGCGGAAACTCATTGATTCAGATATCCAGCATTGATGATGGGGAAACCTGGAGTTAGAAGGAAGGGGTGGGGGGCAGCGAAGATGCAGAAGGGAGACTGCCCACCGTGTCGGGAGATAAGATCGACAAAAGGAATATATCACTATGAATAGACCTATCGCACTTAGAGCAGCTAAAGAAGCCCTAGACAATGTGGGTGTGCAGGAAGTTGGAGACAACCGAGGCAAGGCGGTACAGATATACCAAGCCTCTACCATCCCACCTGTGCCACCCGGTAGCCCGTGGTGTGCTGCCTTTGTCGTGTACAGGCTAAGGAACGCAGCGCACGACCTAGCCCTAACAATCCCAGCTGACTGGCCACGCTCGGCTTACTGTCCCGATCATGGCAACTGGGCACGAAGAACAAAGAACTGGGTATCGGTCAAGGATGCGGAAGCAGACCCTACCAAAGTGCGTATTGGTGACTTGTGCTGTTTCTGGTTTGCACCGCTGAACCGCTTGGCACACATCGGTATCGTTACCGGGGTTTTCCCATGGGGTGTCAAGACCGTAGAAGGCAACACCAGCCCTGAGATGGAAGATGAAGACAGCGTGGAGCGAGAAGGTGACGGTGTCTACCGCAAGGCTAGAGCATGGCGTGAGCTTGGAGCCAACGGTGGCTTTGTCTCTATCGATTGGTAGTATCAAGCAACGAACCCGGCAAGCCTCTGCGTATGCTCAAACCGCCGGGTCTCTTTTTGAGTGGGTGTTTCCATTTTGGAACTAACCACTTGACAGCAAAAGACCACCCTTCTTACGTTGGGTGGTCTTACGCTTTCCAAGCACCGATAGTTGTTGTTTTTTTGGTTTCCCTTGCGGGTGCTTGATTCTACCCTATGGCATCAACTGACTTGCCATCTCGCCAATCCACTTTCTGATTTCCCAATCATCAGGAGCCCCGAACGTGAACTGGTCGATTCCGATGATGATGTCTACACCACCACTGCTGTAGGTAACGCTTTGTAGGGAACCCTTGCAGGTTGTGAACCAGAGCGTACGGCGGAGGTTGTGGATGGCTACGCAGATTTTGCGAGTGTAGATCCATGCACCTGCTTGCTCGCTCCACATTGAATCAAAGTCAAGCTCAATGCTCTCGAATGTCGTGTGGTCTTTGCGGAGGACTGATTCCAGCCTCTCCATCGTGTAGACGTTGTCTAATACTTCCATCTTCTATCTCCCTGCGGTATATATCCGCACTGAGAATATACATCCAGTGCGGATAGTTGTCAAACAGTTTTTATTGTTACTGATTCGGTAGCCGGAATAATCTCAATACCGGGGACTTGCTCAAGCGTGATATCGCTAAGCATACTAACCAGTACGGAGTGCTTTGTTTTGACTGCATGTGGATGATGTTCTAGCAGGTAGGCTACAACCTCTTCTTCTTGTCCATCTACAATCTTGATTTTTGATGCGAGCGATCTAAACGTTACCGTGCCATAGGGGCACGTCCATGTCTTGGCCTTCAATGTGCCATCGGCTTTGCGTGGTAGTTGACTCAGTGCGTATTCTTTCAGCTGTGCATCGTACTGCCTTTGTAACCAGTCAAGCCGTCTTGATTGCTTACCGATGATGGCTTGGCAGTTTGCCAAGATGGCGTGCATCTTTGCTGTCTCGGCATCTATGGCTGCCTCAATGTCCATGCGCTTCCGCATGACCAGCAATGCGAGATCTTCTGGTGATTCCTCGCCCGTTATCCAGCCGGATGCTGGACCGGCATACTCGCCGGTTTCTTCGTCCCACAGCTCACCATCTATGATGTCGAATCCCATTATCTAATAACCTCCCAATCTTCCCTTGCTTCCTGAATCGCTCGATCGTACAGGTCATCTATGGCAGGACACCAAGCGTGTCTATTGCCATCAGCCCTGTACATGATCAGGTTCTTTTCTCCGATGTCAGAGAACCGGACATAACAGCCCGGTTCCCATGCTTTGCGCCTGATGCTCAAGCCCTCAAGCAGTCGCACATATACTTCCCCGAATCTCAACGCTGTAAACCTCTGGGCTTGATTGGCTCAGAAATAACGATGTTGCCCTGCGGTCCTCTTGGCAGCTGATTGGTTGCTCCGTTAGCATCGTCATCCTCGTCAGCTGATATCGCCAGGAGTGCAGACACGCTGTATCTCCTGCCGTAAGTGAGCGCAGAACCAAGGCCGTGTGCATCAGGCTTAGTTACCGGAATGGTTGCCGTGGTGCTGATCCATTCACCGCTTGTATGGATGATTCGGCTCTCTACTGTAATCGCTACAACCTTGCCATCTGTGACTGTGGTTTCCGTAGTGCCTTGTGTAAGCATCAGGTCGTTAGCCGTCAGGATAGGGCGCAGAGCGTCCAAGATACTGTCAAGTGTGACGTACTTGGACCGGAAGGCAGGGTTAGTGCCTTCCTTGCTGATGCCTTGCATCCGGCTTTGTGCCTTGATAAGGGAAGGGGCAATAGCCCCTATGGTTTCGCTACTAGTCATTCTTTATCTCCTTCTGTATCTGGGTCAGTGATGCTGATCCAAACGGTGCAATCATTGAACTTGATTAGGTTGCCTTCGATGAAAAACTTGCTGTTCTTATCACGCTCGTAGATGAGCCAGTCTTGGGCTTCATCTAACGTCAGCTCGTGAGAAGTTTTCAAACCGTGAGCCGTGATGGTTTTGCCATCTTCGTCGGCATCCTCAACCATAGTGTAGGCTTGTCTAAAAAGTGTCATCGTTATCTCCTGTACCCCGTGGTACACATCAATAATATATTCTAAAGGTGTATATGTCAAGTCTTGACAATATACTAAGTGTGTATATACAATGGTGGCATGATTAGAGGATTGACCCAACAAGAGCTGGCACGCAGGACTGGTTTCACCCAGCCACGTATCAGCGATTACATGACAGGAAAAAAGGCTCCGGGTGACACCAGCCTTTTGAAACTCGCAGAGGCGATGGATATGGATCCAGCGGAACTCTCAAAGCAGTTGATGCTGCGTAGAACACTCCGCAAAGGTAAAGCACCGGAACAACCAGAAGTACCGGGCGAATAAGTTAGAGATAGTTAGGAGATAAAGAAGATGCGACGATGCAACGAATGTGGAAACAGCGTAGAAGATACAGACAAGATGTGTACGGCTTGCCGGTTGGCAGAATGGCGGCACTTCCAAACCTTGGAGATGAACAAGCGTAACCGGCAGAATGCGCTTGATGCTAACCGAGCTGCATACCTTGGACGTAAGAAGGCAATCAAGGACAGCATCAAGGCTGGTGTGATTACTGCGCTGACGGTTCTGCTTTTCCTTGCGCTTGTGTCTGCTACCCGTGATGCCATCCGGTATGAGTGGGAAACAAAGCCAGCGATGCTCAAAGCCAACGGTGTCAAGTGAGATATCTAAGCGTATGCAGTGGCATTGAAGCCGCAAGCGTTGCATGGGAGCCCCTCGGCTGGGCTCCTGTTGCATTTGCTGAGATCGAGAAGTTTCCTTCCAAGGTGTTAGCGCATCACTATCCTGGAGTGCCTAACCTTGGTGACATGACCAGATTTAGGGAGTGGGATATTGAAAGAGGTGCAGTTGACGTTCTTGTGGGAGGAACTCCATGCCAGTCCTTCAGCGTTGCCGGACTCCGCAAAGGGCTTGATGATCCAAGAGGAAACCTTGCCCTCACTTTCGTTGCAATGGTTGACCACTACCGCCCAGAATGGGTTATCTGGGAAAACGTCCCCGGTGTTTTGTCCAGCTCAGGAGGACGGGATTTTGGTTCCTTCCTCGGGGCGCTGGGGCAACTCGGGTATGGGTTCGCCTACAGAGTGCTTGACGCTCAATACTTTGGAGTGCCCCAGCGAAGGCGTAGAGTCTTTGTTGTCGCACATTCTTCAGGGGACAGCAGACGTGCAGCAGAAGTATTATTTGAGCCAGAAAGCTTGCGAGGGAATACTCCGAAGGGCAGAAAAACGGGGCAAGACACTGCCCAATGCCTTACGACTGGCACTGGTTGCAGGTACGACCCAAACACAGAGACCTTGATTCCTGTCATGTATGAAAACCACCCGAATGATTCAAGGATAACCGGCCCAGTTGATCCAAGCCCTACGGTAGCTGCACGATGGGGTACAGGTGGCGGTAACACTCCACTTGTGCAGCATACCTTCCGTAAGTCACGCAGAGCGCAGAGCGCAGAAGACTTTGAAACGTGGGTACCTGATGGTGTAACCAACACGCTTAACTGTTTTGATCTAGGTGATATCAGGTCTGTTGATATCGTGGTTGAACCAATAGCCCTTGCAGAGAACACCATTGGACGGCAACCAATGAACGGCGGTAATGGTGATGGATACACTGTAGGTGGTCCGATGTACACGCTCAACGCAACCGGGGTTCACGGTGTAGCGCATCCAGATCACAGTATGGCAGTACGAAGGCTAACACCGACCGAGTGTGAACGGCTCCAAGGATTCCCAGATGGATACACTGACATCATGCCTAACACTCCAGACGGACCAAGGTACAAGGCACTAGGCAACAGTATGGCTGTACCTGTCATGCGCTGGATAGGCTCTAGGATTGCACTTGCCACCAAGTAGGACAACCATCAGACAGACGCTCCGGGCTCTCTCAAGGACACCGGAGCGTTTACTGTCTCACGATGAGATGGTTTTACTCCACTCTGGTTGGAAGCACGGCATCATGCAGGACGAATGCTTGGATGCTATGGTGCGTCATAACCTTGGCTTCATCAGGGATGTGTGCAAGGTTATCAAACACAAAGAGCATTTCATCGATGCTTGCCAGTACTGCGTTGAAGGTGTCATAAGAGCGATTGAAAAGTGGGAGCCTGAACGAGGCCTACGCTTTTCGACATACGCTCATCCGTGGATCTACCAGAAGCTCAGACGCTACCAATCAAACCAACTACGAACCATCCGTATAGCAGAACACGCAGTGGTCAAATGGCACAAGCTGCGACGCTTTTATGTGTTGTTAGAGTTGGAACTAAAGCGCCCACCAACCGATGCCGAACTCTCCGAACGCTCTGGCATGACTATAGAGACCATCGAGATGTGCAGAACGGCTCATGGCTTGGAGCCTGTCTCAATGCACCACGGCATCCAAGGCACTGACCTTGTGCTGTACGAATCTGCGGTATTCGGCAAAACCCAGAGCGCCGAGGATGAATATCTTGAAAGCGTGGAGGAAGGGAGCGCAATGGATCATCTATCCCGGCTTGATGACGAGACCCGGCAGATGGTTGTTTTACATCTTGGCTTAGATGGACGTGTACCGCAGACCATCCACATGATAGCCAGTCGTTATCGATTACCGCCTGTAATCGTCAAGCAGAGGCTCACAGAGGCTATAGCAGAGTTGAGGACAAACCTTGAGACATCTTGAAGACAAAGAACAGATAGCCTTGATTACTTGGGTACGCCTGATGGAGTCCAAGCATCCAGAACTGGCTACCTTGTACCACTGTCCTAACGGTGGGCACAGAGACATCAGGACAGCTGCTAAGTTCAAAGCCATGGGGGTAAAGCCTGGAGTGTGGGACATCTTCCTGCCTTGCCCTGCACCGGGATTGTTCATCGAGATGAAGGCAGGTAAAGGTAGGTTAACACCGGGGCAGGTGTCCTTTAGAGACTCCTTGCTACCGTACGGGTATTCTTTCGTGGTGGCTTATAGTTGGGTTGATGCTGCCAAGGCTATAGGGAGTCACCTTGGGTTTGAGGTTGATGTATAATCCGTTGTCGATCTAATCGGCTGCTCATGTGATGGAGTACTCGCCCGCCTTGCACGTCCTCTGCTTGGCGGGTTTTCTTTTGGTGTATAATGTTGGTGAACCTATCCTTCAAGGTTTGGCTTTGCCAGCCCCCGGAGTAGCTACCGGGGGTTCCCTGAGGTAGGTATCTTGAAGGAAAACATAGGTACACATCATGGCACTCCCTGCCACTGATGCCGTTCAGGCTATCGCCTTTTTACGGCATCTCTTCAAACCGTACACCGACGGGTTTATTGAAATCCGTCCGCTCTCCAAACACAAGCCCCACGCCAACAGGACTACCTACAGGTTGCCTGAATGCCTAAAGAGCGAAGCCGGGCAGGCACTGAGCCAGCACATCATCTCCCTTGCTATGCGTGGTTATGATGTTTATGTAGGTGTTTGTCCAAGGGTTGCTCCTGAAGGTCCCGGGCGTAAGCTCGGCAAAGATGCCATCGAGCAAGTTGGGGCAGTCTGGGTAGATCTAGATTCCAAGGTTGACGGTGCGAGTAGTCAAGTATTGCTTGACACCTGCGACATCGTGGTTTCTACCGGCAATGGATGGCACGGGTACAAGATTCTAAGCAGCCCTAAACTCTGCAAGTCAGCACGAGAGCGCACCACCCTGGAATACCGCATCCGTGACTTTGCCGACAAACTTCTACCCGGTACTGACAATGTGTCCAACGTAGACCGAATCCTGCGAGTGCCTGGGACTCTAAATTGGAAGGACGCGGACAACCCTAAAGCCGTAACGCTCCTAAAGGGTGGCGGTATCAAGCCAACATACAAGCAATCCTTGTTGGTTGAGGTGCTGGGCGATGAACGGTTAGATGCTCTGCTGGCATCCGCCAAGGCTGGCGAACTAGGACAGGCAATACCGATGATTCGCCATGCTTCCGGACGCTATACCGGATGCCTTGATACTTTCTTTCTGGAAGTCGAGCAGGCTTGCATAAAATCAAAAGCTGATGCACGATGGTCATTCCTACTAGACATTGTCCGAGCAGACCTGCCGGAGATTATGGAGCACTACTTTGGCAGATGAATGGTTCGATGAGTTAGACGCTACTCCGAAGCGTAGACCACGGGCAGAGCGTGGAGAGATTACAGGCTACAGTTCCGACGAGGGAACGCTCAAGAAGTTACTGCAACGACATCCTGAAGGTGGTGGCCCATATGGTGGAAGGGATAACGCTCTAACCGCTTGTGTTGGTTACTATAGAAGCACACGCCTAGATATAAACTTTGCGATTGCTGGAATCTTAGACTGGAACCGTACCTATTGTGATCCACCGATGGAGGAATACGAGGTAAGGGAAAAAGCTGGTCGTGCATGGGCTGATTGGAAAGATTCCGACCTACCACCGCTGACACCTGCGATGCTACGGGAGCAGTTAGAACAAAAGATAGAACCTGAGCCCGACCTAGAAATCTGGGACTGGTGGCGCTTCAAGGAGGAAGGTCTAAACTGCCCAGAACAAGACTGGATTGCAGACAACATGATAATCCACAAGGGTCTACATTTTATAGCTGCTGCATCAGGCTCAGGGAAGTCATGGCTAGGTATTGATCTGGCTATTGCTTGTGCATCAGGTAGACCATGGTGCAACTTTATCGATACTAATCCGGCAAAGGTTATGTACATCAATGAAGAAATCAACCTCAAGCAGTTCTGGGGACGTTTCTGCATGATGCATCCAACGGATCTCCCGAACCTGCACGTGATTCAAAAGAAGAACACTAAACTCGACAAGCCTTACCATGTTGATGCTTTGGTCAAGTACATCAAGAAACACGATATTCAGCTTGTGGTTGTTGATACCTTTGTACGTGTTCACAGTATGGATGAGAACGACAACGGTGCTGTAGCTAAACTGTACGATCGGTTCCAGGAACTCATCGATGCTGGCGCAGCGATAGTGATTCTGCACCATAACAAGAAGTTAGCACCCGGTACTGCAATAACTCAAGACACGATGCGTGGAGCCTCAGATTTGGCGGCACAGGCCGACATGGTGCTATCTATCAATCACGACATCGAAGCCAAGACCTATGACGTTCGTACGGTCAAACACAGGCACATCGGGGAGGATGATTGGGTTCACTTTGTGTACAGGCTCAACACCGATGAACCGGGGCAGATAGCACTACAGCAAGTAACCACGGCAGGTAGTGAAACAGAGATGCTTGATCGGGTCACTCAGTACATTACTGACAATCCCGGTAAGACCAAAAGCGGTATCTGCGATGGACTCAAAAAGAATAGAAATCTAATCTGGGATGTTGTGGACGAAGCAATGGAATTGCAGCTGATTGTGTGCCGTGACAGGAAGTATTACAGGGTCTAAAAAGTGTATCGAAAAAGTGTATCCCCTTAAGAATATAAATAGATACACTTTTGAAATACCCCCCTCTCTCAGACTCTCACCCCCCAGCCGGAAAAAGGCTGGCTGGGGGTACGGAAGGGCGAACCGTGTATCTGGCGCTGATGCGCCGATACAGGTATCGCCAAGATAAATAATAGGTTTGACAATATCCGCTTAGTGGGTATATAGTTGGTGTGGCAATAGTGCCAAATGACGGGCGGTAGCCCAAGGAGAATGTATGGGATTTTTTGCACAACACGGGAAGTTCTCGGAAGGTGGCGGGAAGAAGTACAGTGTAGCCGAGCAAGGCATCTACATCTGTGCTTTGATTGATTGCGAAGCAACGCAGGGCAAGAGCTTTGACGATCCAAACGTCTTGGAGCCTAACTTCCGCTGGGTGTTTGAAACCACCGAAGTAGGCGATGACGATGGTCAGCCATTCCGGTTTATTCAGTACACAAAGACCTACTACGGCAACGAAAAAGCCAAACTGACAATCCTGCTCGATGGCATGGTTGGACGCATGACAAATGCTCAGTTTGCAGACCTTGACATTGAAGCACTCAAAGCCAAGCAATGGCAGGTAGTGGTTGGAACCCGTCAGAAGATGAACGGCGAACTGACCAACGTCATCGAAACCGTCAAGCCGGTAAAGGTTGCAGCTACAAAGCCATTACGCAAGGCTGTTCCTACCGCAGACATCACTGATCCATTCGAGGACTAATGCGACAACACTACACGGTCGGCACTCTTGATGCCTTGGCAGTAATCGAAGATTGGAACCTGGACTTTGTTTCGGGTTCCATCCTGAAGTACCTACAGCGCCAAGAGCATAAGGGGCAACAAGAGCAAGACAGGCTAAAGGTACTCTGGTACGCAGCCTATCTGGTGACACGCTCTAGGGAGTATGCCGACCGTGTAGTAAACGATGCCAAGGAGATAAGAGAATGACAGGAATAGAAGCGTTACAAGCACTCAAGGACGGACATAGAATCACCCATAAAGAATGGCTTAACAGCTTGTGGTTTTCAACAAAACAACCAGACATGAAAACAACATCAGGTTGTGCCATTCATGTAAGCAGCGGTGGCACACTATACGTCTCAACTGCAATGGACAAAGTATTGAAGCGGTGTGATTCACATTCTGCATTCGCATCCATTGTAATGAATCTCGTTGTTAGAGATGACTGGGAAATAGTCGAATGACAGGTGTTGAAGCATTACAAGCATTACGTGAAGGTAAGAAAGTAACCCACGAGGACTACAAACCGGATTATTACCTTTACGTCATTGAATACACGATCAACGGTAAGCCACATAAACAAATTGCCTGTGTTGGTACATGGGAATCTGGACCAGTTGACCCAAAGCGGGTCACTTTGTCTCGGTCTGGTCTGATGCCCCGTATCGGTAACTTTGTACGCCTCATAAGCTCCTGCACAACAGCCGCCTGATATTGAACCTGCTCGATGCCAATCATCGTAGGTTTCCACTTATCCGCCATTGCCTCGATGAACCTTAGCACGGAAGCAAAGTCAGCACGGGTACGGTTGACATCAAGCACGTAGATCGTGCCATCCTCACCACGGGACAGAGCAACCACGGCGGTGTAGTCTGCCTCCGCCTTGGTCGAGATTGCAAGGTCAACACCAAGGTAGACCGGCAACCCTTCAGGAGCCTCGCCGTACCTCAACCATTCCCGCTTGATACGTGCTCCAGCCGCATCAACAAACTCCGCTAGGTACTCTTGCCGGAAGGCTATGCTAGGTAAAGACTCCCCGGCTTTGTCTACTTCGGTTGCATCTATCCAAGGGTTAGCGGTTGTAGGCATCTG